TCTTTAGATTCGCGGCCATACTTGGAGCGCAGCGACCCCTATTTATTACAATTTAGATCTATTTTACCACGATTCGCGGCCATACTTGGAGCGCAGCGACCCCTACTTATTACAAGTGTACCATGATTCGCGGCCAAACTGTACCACACCTCACGGAAAGATCATGATTTTTAGACATATCTGAGGCGACCCATAACCTTAAAACACATCTTGAAGATCCCATAACCTTAAAACTTTCGCGGCCATACTTGGAGCGTAGCGACTCTGAATCTTTTTGGATCTTTGAAAACATTTTTTAGAACTTTTATCATCTGGTGTCATCTGTGTAACATTATGAATGAGTTCTAAAAAACATCTTAATCTTTTATAAAACATTTTCTGAAAAAAAACTTGGTATAAATATTTGTATTCTGCTAGGAAGTATCCATAACCTGTATACATACTTGGAGTGTAGTGAGACCCAAACCTTACCAACTCCTCGGAACTCCTCACATCTCCTCACATCTCCTCCCAACTCCTCCCAACTCCTCCCAACTCAATCTATACCACCACCCAACTCATTGTATATACAGGCGTGCTACGCTAAGTGACTCATCCAATAATTCACTTGGTCTTTTTTATACCCAGCATCTTTGCAAAGCTGGCTCCAGCCTCTTCAGCCTTGGCATCACCTATGGCTTTCTTAATTTCAGCATCAACCTTCTCAGATTTGCTCTTGTATTTCTCACCCCCCGAAAGAGCTACAACCGCCCTGTTAAATAGTGGTAATAACATAATTATACCGATGACAATACCAATGTACATCAAATTAGATTTAGCAGTTTTGTTAAGTTTCATTTACTATATGTAAATATTAAATTAACAACCCATCTTCTTCCTCGCACGGGGGCTACTCAGATATTTACACGTTTTGGCCTTTCTCCTGGCCTTGGAGGATCTACTTTCCCTAATTGGTTTACGACGACCACCACGACGACTCCTTGCCGTTTTATAACTATATTCTTCAGAATCAGTTTTAATCTTTTTGAGAAGAGGTATGAGCATGAGAGCTAAGATTACAATACCAATGTACATGAGATTCGCGCGAGCAGTTTTATTAAGTTTCATTTATTATAATAGGATATTTTTTTACTTGCTTTTATTCACGGGTGAAGGACCAATTAATTGTTTGTCAACCAGTAAACCAACATCCTGACGCTCGTCACGCACATTCTTATTTCCCTTCTCATAACCCTCAAAAAGTTTAGAAATTTTGGGTAGGAGCATGAGTATAAGGATGATGACACCGATATACATCAGGTTCTGTTTCGCAGTTTTGTTAAGATTCATATATTACATACAATGAAAATAATCTCAGTTGGTAATATATGGAACTCACATTTAAAGACACTCTTATGTTTTATCAAACATCCCTGCGTAATGTAGGATTATACACATCTATATCGTTAGGTTTACTCGGTGTATCTAGATTTTATCGTGGAAAGGGGGACTTCGTCTACAATACCGCATTTATACTTCTGAGCATGGCCACACTCTTTTTAGCATTTTCAATTTTGAGGAATCTTATTCGTCATGTCACTGTATTCAGGGAAAGTTTAAATGATGAAAAACAAAAGGCTGCAGTCAATGAATGGTTAGGTATTAGCAACACATTACAATATGTCGTGGGATCTGTTTTTGTATTCTCAGTTTACACCTTCTACAGGCAGTTCTGATTCCGCCTCTTCAGCCAAAATCGCACGTAAACGCTCAGTGATGTCCTCACCCTCAAACTCATGGTTTGTGAGATCTGGATCTAGTACATCACCGTGTGTAAGACAAAGTGGGCATGGTTCAGTTGGAATTTCACCAATCACATGATTGTGTTCGGGTTGGATTTTCTTGGGCTTAGCTTCCTTCTTTACCCGCTTCTTTTTTTCTTTTTTTTCGGTTGTCTGCTTCCCTTCGGCATGCATCTTACAAAACTTGGTTCCAGGACACGCCTTGTTACGGCATGGAATACCCTTGCCAGTTACACCTTCACATATAACCTTGGTTTTATCTTCTCCCTTGAGGGAGGCAATCTCTTTACGGAGACTCTGAAGAGTACTCAGAATCTCGGTAAGAGTGTTGTCAGATATAGTAATTTCGGACATTTACGATTTGGTTGTTCTTTTTGATATATTTTTACTATTGATACCTCCGACTTAGGTATCCATTTTTACCTTCTCCTCCTTTTACCCGAGTTCATAGAAGAACTGATATTCCAAATGACAGCTGTGTAAACTACGATGACTGCACCCCAAAAGATTTGGGATCTGTACTGCGAAACAAATCCACTGATACCCCCTCCGACCGCTGGTCTATTTCCATTGAGAGGACCTGGTTGCGCTGCTGTGGCGTATGGCTCCATGATATATAGTATACCCACATTTTATTGGGGGGTTCCCTCAACCTTTGGTTTTTTGTTAGTGAGAGCTGGGTCAAAAGAGGTTTTACTGAGGTTTGGAACCTTTTTCTTCTCCATACCGGCTGGTACACACCCAGCTGGGCATTTTCCTGCTGGTTTGACTTTAGAGCCCTTCTTGTCTTTCTTAGGTTTTTTCTCGAGAGTGGCAGCTGCCTTCTTCCAGACAGATCGTGCCTTCTTTTTGTCCTTCTTAGACTTCTTCTTGGTTCCAACCTTACCGTGATCATACCAACTATACTTTCCCCTGGTAGACACCGCAACAAAAACAACGAAAATAACGAATCCGATACTGTATAATATCTGAGTTCGATACTCGGTAAAAAATGAATTGTTCCCATTGACAGTTGGTCTGTTACCATTTAAAGGACTGGGATCCGATGCTGTAGCGTAGGGCTGCATTTATAATAGGTCTATATTTTTATCAAAGGGGTGGTTGATAAAAATGTGGTTATGTATATGTGTTATTTTTAAATTTACGCCTCGTCATCAGAATCGGAGTCAGACTCGGAGTCAGACTCACCCATGGGGAGGGGTTCGCCATCCATACCCTCTTCCTCCTCGTCGTCGGAATCCTCTTCCTCGCCCTCAAGCATCTCAACAAACTTAAGCTGGCCTGAAAAGTAGAAAATAAGAGTGGCTAAAGCAGCACCAAGAGCGATGAACATGATCATCTTCTGGGTATCGTTCTTCATAGTTATACTACTTGACAATATTTTTTTTTCGTGGATTATATTAAATGAACCGTCCAATTTGTAACGTCGCACTGGAATCTATCATCATAGGATTGATGACCGTAACAATCTTTTATGCATTAAAAAACATTGACAGGCTAGATGTCTTCTGGAGACTGTTCTTTACTGGTGTACTCATCCACGTTGGATTTGAATATACGGGTGGGAACAGGTGGTGGTGTGAACAAACATACAAGCTGTAAGTTTATTGTCCATTCATCATATTATAGGATAAATATGACTGACGATCCCTATATTCCATAACATCATCCTCCAAATCCTTCTTCAACTCCCTCGCATCATGAGTCAACCTACTGATGCGATTGTTTTGTCTCATTCTGTAATTATTATACAGTGTTCTCTCGTATCTCTTACTAGTACACTCCTTTCTTTCATTTTCTGAACCCCATATTGTGTTGGCATTAAGATTATCAAATGTCCAATCACCACCACCAACACATTCCCGATCACCGTCACAGAATTCTCGGATAGCGTCTTCCCTGATCTTTTTAGTAATGTTTCCGATAGGTTTTAAAGCTCTCAAACTCCTATCGGCAATTTTAATGTCATCCATCAAACGTTTAATGATACTCTCATTTTGACGGTACTCACGGGAGTCAATTTCCAAACCACTCAGTAATCTCTCAATACCCGAACCAGTACTCGGTTCGTATTCCTCGTCGGTACTTTCGTCGTAATTGGGAAGACGATAAACTGCCATACCCGGTTGAACAACTTGAAAGGGGACGTTAACTGGAATACTTCTCCTGTCAATGATAGGGGGGTCATCATTCTTAGGTAAATTCTCGTGAACCCTTTTTAAATTATCAGCCATTTCCAGATATGTACCCTCAGGAATCATACTGGAAATTTCATCGAGACTTTGCATAATACTTTTAAGATTATCCATGATGTGAAAGTTATTTTCTTGTTTTTTAATTCACACTTAGGTTTTAAGCTCTATAATTCATCTAGCTTATCGTCAGCTTCCTCTAACTTTTCGAGGCGTCTTTCAATTGCGTTACGATATTTCTCCCTAAATGTGTTCTCTATCTGCATATATGTCTTGGCCATACTCATGACATCCTCGTTGGTAAGATGTAGACGTTCAAGTGTATCTTCCCATGTACTGTTACGTTCTACCCCCTCCGAATCACGTACAGTGTAGTTTATATAATCGTCTGGATCCAAGTTATTAGATAAACAATAATGTCTAACACTCGTCTCTTGAATGTACTTAGTTCTTCTCTTTAGAATGGGGGTACCCTCTAATTCTTTACGCAAATAATCCATTTGACCAGTTATATAATCAGAATCCAACTCAAGTCCCTGATCCATGTAATAGTTGCGGAAGTAATCGTAAACCTCCCTTGTAGGACCAAGTGGTTGTATAGAAAAATTATCGTAATCAAAGAAAAACTCTGGGTCAGCACGCTTACTGTACGCATTTTTTAAACGGTTACATATGTCCAAATAATCTCCTTCTGGTAGTTTATCTGAATTCTTATCAATTAGTTGCATAACTTCTAATAGTTCATCCATACTTATATAATCGTAAATCTTTTTGTCTAAGTCACTTAAAAATTTCTTTCCTAATGTCAGAATGTACAAAACCTCTTACGATAAGAGTGATTGTCAAACAGGTATTGTACACATTGGATATGGGGCTTTCCATAGAGCACACCAGGCCGCCTATATAGATGACTATATGGAGAAAACTGGTGATCTCCGTTGGGGTATCGTAGCCGTCAATCTCCGAAATGAAGGCTTTCGGGAAATTGATGATTACGTTGTAAAAACTCCATCCTCTTATCGTCTAGTTAGGTCACACCTAGACTACATAGATTGGACTAAGAATAGGACAGTTGCGAAACATATGCTCGTATTATCGAGTGTAAAACTTATAACAATCACTGTTACGGAAAGTGGCTATGCACCCGGATCTCCCTTATTTGAATACCTCGCATGTGGTCTCAGAAACAGAAACTCACCAATCACCATCTTGTGCTGTGACAACATTCGCCAGAATGGACGTGCTCTCGAAGCACAGTTTCTAGCGTACTTGTATCAGACTAATCAGATTGAACTTGCTAATTGGGTAAGAGAAAATGTATCATTTCCATCATGTATGGTTGATAGAATTACTCCACGTACAGACGATCCATTACGTTTTGAAGTTGAGGAGCTTTTTCCGAGTTATGGAAAAACAGCCATACAAACAGAAGAATTTACCCAATGGGTCATAGAAGATGATTTTGCTGCAGAATTCCCAGATCTGACTGAGGTCGGTGTTACTATAACAAAGAATCTTGAACCGTATGAAGAAACCAAAATCCGAATCCTCAATGGTGGGCACACATCTCTAGCCTATCTAGGCGTTCTCTCGGGATACAGCACGTTTGATGAAGTTATGAGTGATAAAGCACATTTGAAACATTTTAAACTACTTCAGAGTGAAGAGATTGTTCCCTCGATTGAAATGGATTTACCCTTTGACATAGACGAATATGTTGAAACAATAGAAGAACGGTTATCCGCAGCATATAATAACGATCATTTAGAACGAATCTGTATGGATGGTTTCACGAAGTTTCATACATTTATCGTTCCTTCACTCCGAGTTTGTCTAGAACAACGTAAACGACCTATACATATATACAGAAGTATTGGTGCGTGGTATATATACGCTCGGAAGTTTGCGAGGGGGTGTATCAGGATTAAATATACCGAACCAAATTGGTTACTTCTCGAACCCTTGTTGCGAGATGGAGCTGTTGACGCATTTGTTTCTAACGAACGTTTATGGGGTGAATTACCGAAGAAATATAGGACATTCTCAAGGGATCTAAAATCAGTTCTAATCTCACACACATACGAGAAGGAAATTGACCTACTCGGTGAGGATTAAAACATGTGCGTAAAATAAGGATGCCAAAAGCCCCCCCGACATTCAACGCGATATCTTTGGAGACCGCTGATAGGAGATATAAAGAAGAACCGGGTACCGTATCTGCCAATAAATGCTTCCCAAGTAAAATTATTAAGGTTTATAACCGAAGCAAATATCACATTAAAATTGAAATAGAACACGTTCCCAAGCCTTCATTCATAACATCACTTATGTGTGGTTTCAGAGGAGCCAACTTCCAGGTTGATCGAGAACAGAATGAAGGGTACAAAGTACAAAGATTCTTTTTACCACCGGTAGAAGATCCAATGGATGCGATTATGAAACCAATTCATATAATGGGTGGAAGCTACATAATGACTTCGTGGATGAACGGTATTAAACGAGATGACGCTAGATTACTAACATTAAACGATTATCCTGTATTTCAAAATAGACACTACAAAGAAATTGAGGGACAAAAGGTTGAACTGGAACACCACTGGGGAAAAGAAAAGAGTTCTTCTTGGTTCTAGGTAATCTACCTACTCTAAGAGCTGCCTCTGGAGTTGAGCGAGGGTGATGTTATCCTCGCGATCATCCAGACGCGCTTCACGAGCCAATTGCCACGCACGCACCCGCTTGACCGACGCCGCCGCCTTATTGTACTTTTTCACCTTTTCCAAATATGCAGTCGCCGTTTTGTTGTAGTTTAAGACGCAGTCGTTGAGATGCTCCCGATCTTCTTTTAACTTTTCCGCTTTCCTGTTCAACATCCGTTCAGCCTCGTTCAACACCAACTCTCTTTCATCTGGATCGTGTCGTTTGGCCGCCATGTGTAAGTTTTTTAATTGGTCACATACTTCCAAATAGAAGCCTTCCGGAACTTGTTGAGCGTTGTCGTCCAAGATTTGCATGATTTTGTGGCACACATCCATTTGAGTGTTCATCTGACCACGTTGTACGTGCTGTTTACTTTTTTTTGATACTTATTGTGTTTATTACATTCACTTAGGCGCTTTTTCTAAAAATTAGGCACGTGGTCAACGCCGCCCAACTCGAAATCGGCCTTTTTCGGCGAAGCAGGTTTTTGGTGAGTCATCTCATCGACAAACTCAAACGTTTCTTTTTTTTCCTCGTAGTTTTCGTAGTTTTTGTAGTTTTCCTTTTTGAGACGGATGGTCTCGAGCCTCTTCTTTGTGGCTTCCACCTTAACGAGCTCCTTTTGAAT